CAGAGCTAAATGTGATCAACTTCCTAGTGGGGTTGATCTTTCTGTATTTGACTGGGCTGTTAACTCAGGCGTATCACGATCTGCTAAAGCTTTACAACGTATTGTAGGTGTAGAGCAGGATGGTGGCATAGGCCCAATGACTATAACTGCGGTCAATGACTTTGAACCTATAGATATAATAGAAAAAATGCATTACGCTCGTCAGAGTTTTTACGAAAAACTATCTACGTTTGATACTTTTGGTAATGGTTGGACTAGACGTAATGATGAGACAAAAGAAAAAGCACTGGAGATGATGTATGGCTAAACCTAAAGGACTATACGCAAATATAAATGCGAAAAAGAAAAAGGGTACTAGCAACCCTAAGTCTAAAAGTACTATATCCGATGCAGCTTATGCTAACATGAAAGCTGGCTTTCCTAAAAAGGCAAACAAAGGCATGTATGTTAAAGGAAAGAAAAAATAATGGCTAGAGAATTAACGGAACGACAAAAGAAGTTTTTGTCCATGTTATTTGACGAAGCAGGTGGAGATGTAGTTACAGCAAAAAAACTGGCTGGTTATTCCGACGCTACCAGTACTACTGAAGTTGTTAATTCAATGAAAGAAGAAATACTGGAAAGCACACAAAGCTTTATGGCACGTAATGCTCCTAAAGCTGCAATGGCTATGGTTAGTGGTTTGTTTGATCCTACTGAGCTAGGCATAAGAGACAAGATGGCAGCAGCTAAAGAGTTGCTTGATCGTACTGGACTTGTTAAAACAGAGAAAGTACAAGTAGAAGCTAAGGGTGGAGTAATGTTAATGCCACCTAAAAATGCGGAAGAACATGACTAAACCATTAGGCAGGTGGAAACTCCCACAGCCAACAGATATAAAAGATGAAGATGAATGGGTAGCAATACCTAAAATTTCTCGTACTATACCCTTTGGGTATGAACTAGACCCAGAAGATAACGGCATACTAAACCCCATACCTGACCAACTAGACAAATTAGAAATAGCAAAAAGATATTTAAAACAATACTCGTATAGAGAAGTATCTCAATGGTTAACTCGTAATACTAGTAGATATATATCACATGTAGGTTTAAGGAAACGTTTAGAGAATGAAAAAAGAAGAAACAACCAAGCTGCAAGCTTACGCAGATGGGCAGACTATGCCAAAACGGCAATCGCCAAAGCGGAAAAAATTGAAACCGAAAGAGTCGGCTCAAAAGAAAGTTTCAACGAAGAAGAAAAAGAAACTAGAACAGCCTAAAGTAATAGAAGTATCTAGCTTTGATCCTATTGAAAAAATTGAAGAACAGCATAATATTATATTTAAACCTAATAAAGGGCCTCAGACAGAGTTCCTTGCTGCAGGTGAAAGAGAAGTTCTTTATGGTGGTTCTGCAGGTGGCGGTAAAAGTTATGCCATGCTTGCCGACCCGTTACGGTATATGGGGCATCCTGCCTTTTCTGGGTTGTTGTTACGACATACTACAGAAGAGCTTAGAGAGCTTATATTTAAGTCTCAAGAGATGTATCCAAAGATTTGGCCCGGAATAAAGTGGTCAGAGAGAAAGATGCAGTGGGTCGCACCATCTGGTGCAAGATTGTGGATGTCATACCTCGACAGAGAGGATGATGCTTTGCGTTATCAGGGTCTGGCGTTTAGTTGGATAGGTTTTGACGAGTTAACACAATGGCCCACACCATTCGCATGGAACTACATGCGCTCTCGTCTACGATCCACTGCACCCGATCTCCCTGTCTATATGAGGGCTACTACAAATCCGGGTGGTAGAGGACATCACTGGGTTAAAAAAATGTTTATTGATCCTGCTGCGGTAGATACTCCGTTTAATGCTACAGACATTGAAACAGGAGAAGATCTAAAGTACCCAGCAGGTCACGAAAAAGCAGGTAAAGCTTTATTCAAACGTAGATTTATACCTGCTAGGTTGAAAGATAATCCATACTTAGCTGCACAGGGAGATTATGAAGCAATGCTTTTGTCTCTACCTGAACAGCAGCGTAGGCAGTTACTAGATGGCGATTGGGATATTAAAGAAGGTGCAGCATTTACAGAATTTGATAGGAATGTACATGTCATCGAACCCTTTGACATACCTAGTAACTGGGTTAAGTTTAGAGCATGCGACTACGGATACGGAAGTAAATCAGGTGTTGTATGGTTCGCTGTATCCCCAAATGAGCAACTTATTGTTTATAGAGAGCTTTACGTAAGTAAAGTACTGGCTACTGATCTAGCAGATATGATACTAGAATTAGAAGTTGGCGATGGTGGAATGCGGTACGGGGTTTTAGATAGCTCCCTGTGGCACAAGCGAGGCGATACAGGCCCTTCTTTAGCAGAGCAGATGGTACAGCGTGGATGTAGATGGAGGCCGTCAGATAGGTCTAAAGGCTCACGTGTAGCAGGTAAGAATGAAGTACACAGAAGACTACAAGTAGACGAGTACACAGAAGAATCACGAATGGTATTTTTCAGTAATTGTACTAATCTTATTGCACAGTTACCTGCGTTACCAATAGACAAAAGAAACCCAGAAGATATAGATACCACATCAGAAGATCACTTGTACGATGCATTAAGATATGGTATCATGTCAAGACCAAGATTTAGTATATTTGATTACGATGCAAATAATTCTAAGACTAATAAAATGGCTATAGCAGATCCTACGTTTGGATATTAAAAGGAAAGTAAATGGCAGAAGATAACGAAGTATTTATTGAAGATGAAGCAGTCATTCTTGAAGATTCAGAAGAGTCTGATATAGATGATTTAAACGCATCTAAAATTATTCCTTTTATTATGGAGCGTTATACTAAAGCAGATGACGCCAGACAACAAGATGAAATAAGATGGTTACGTTCTTATCGTAACTATAGAGGATTATATGGTGCTGATGTACAGTTTACAGAAGCAGAAAAGTCTAGAGTATTTATTAAGATAACAAAAACAAAAACTTTAGCTGCCTATGGGCAGATAGTTGATGTGTTATTTGCCAACAATAAATTTCCTTTATCTGTAGACCCTACTGAGTTACCCGATGGGGTAGTCGCAGATGTAAGTTTTGATCCAAAAGAACCAGAACAATTAAGAGAGTCTGATAAGGATAAAGAAATTAGTCCTTATGGATTTGCAGGAGATGGAAAAGAAATACCAGCAGGTGCTACTGCGCGTACACTAGCTGAAAGTTTAGGTGAATATACAGATAGACTGGAAGATATTGACAATTTAAAAATAGGTGCAGGTAAAACTCCTACTTCTATTACTTTTAGCCCAGCTATGATTGCGGCAAAAAAGATGCAAAAGAAAATACAAGATCAACTGGAAGAATCCAGTGCGTCTAAACACCTACGTAGTACAGCATTTGAAATGGCTTTATTTGGTACAGGCGTAATGAAAGGCCCGTTTGCTGTAGATAAAGAATATCCTAATTGGAATGACGAAGGTGAGTATGAGCCAACTATAAAAACAGTTCCTCAAGTATCACATGTGTCTGTTTGGAATTTTTATCCAGATCCAGATGCTACCAATATGGATGAGGCACAGTATGTAATAGAGCGACATAAAATGTCAAGGACTCAATTACGAGGATTAAAAAGACGTCCATTTTTCAGATCATCAGTTATTGATGAAGCGATTCAGATGGGTGAAAACTATGATAAAGAACACTGGGAATCTGATTTAGAAGACTATGCTCCTCAGCATGGAACAGAACGCTTTGAAGTAATAGAATACTGGGGCATGTGCGATACAGAAATGCTTGTAGAGCAAGGTATAGAAATACCTAAAGAACTAGAAGACACAGATGAACTACAAACAAACGTATGGATATGTAATGGTAAGTTACTTAGAATGGTTATTAATCCGTTTAAACCTTCACGTATACCTTACATGGCTGCTCCTTATGAACTTAATCCTTATAGTTTCTTTGGCGTAGGTATAGCTGAAAACATGGATGATACTCAGACATTGATGAACGGCTTTATGAGAATGGCTGTTGACAATGCTGTATTATCTGGTAATCTATTAATTGAAGTAGATGAAACTAATTTAGTTCCCGGACAAGATCTATCAGTGTATCCCGGAAAAGTATTTAGAAGACAGGGTGGAGCACCCGGACAGGCTATTTTTGGAACTAAGTTCCCTAATGTCGCTGGAGAAAACTTACAATTATTTGATAAGGCCAGACAACTTGCTGATGAAAGCACTGGACTACCTAGTTTTTCTCATGGACAAACAGGCGTATCAGGGGTAGGTAGAACTGCATCAG